ATGGGATTGCAGTTCTTGTCACGAACATTCGTAATGATTACGTTAGTGATTGCATTTCCAGATTCCCTGCTAGAAAAGCGAATGTCATCTCTTACACGACCTACCAGAATTCCCTCTTGGGTTATGTTGACATTTGGCTTAACATCTTCTTTTAGTGCTGCACCAGCAGAGTTTAGGCTACAAGCGATTGTTCGATCTAAGACCCAAGTCTTTTTTACGTTACCTAGAGCACCTTGCTCAACAATAGGATGGTAGACATCTGCCTCCATCGGGAACATAAAATCTGTCTTATCGCCACATGCCATTTATAGCACCCCAAGTGTTATGATTGGCTTAAGATACTTTGATAGTATCTTGTCAACCAAAATGTTTCCTGTTCCCTCAAAAACTCCTGGATCAAACTTAATTTTAAACTGGTCAGTATTGTAGTCAACGATATATCTCTTGTAATAGTCTAGCCTGCCACAAGCAATGTCTTCAATCAATAGCTCTGTTGCCCTGACAATTTCTGATGGAAGCTTCTTATATCCAAACAAGCCAACTATTGTGTAGTCAAATCCCTTTGGGAAACCACGATACACAAAATTTAAATCTAGCATGTCAGAGCCACCTGCTGGTAGCATGTTTGGTGCAGACTCGCTGCGATCAATTACGCCAGCATACTTTTGTTGAATCCCAAGCTTATTTAGCTCGTATTGAACAGAATAATCTTCTGCATTCTCTGTCTCAAAGACAAGTGCGTTGTTTTCATAAATAGCTATGATCTGCCTTAGCTCTGGCCATATTGGAAGGATGTCTGCACCAAGACCGACAGTTTCATGGGTGCCCTTTTTATAATAAAATCCATCAGCCACTACAGAGTCTATGATGGCTCTAGCAAGCTCTTCATGCTTCTTGTAGTCTGCTATTTCGCTAGCAGTAGTTCCTTTTGTATTAGCATCTACATATGGCCTAACAACTGTCACTAGATGCTCTTCGCCATCTATTTCAATGGTGTAATCGTTATCATAGTCAGAAGGTAGGTTGATAGTTACCTTAGACTGGTTTGAAGATACAACGCTTCCTGTGGTTATGGAGAGGTCCGCCATATCTGTAACGGTATATGCATATGTGCCTGCTGGGGCACCAACTTCTAATACCGCCTGAACTGAGTATGGCGGAACCCTCAATATTTCCATGTTACTTGCCAAACTCCCTTGCAACCTCTTCTGGTGTTGCTAGTCTAGCGTGATCACGAGTAATCCACTTGTCAGCAGCCTGCTTAGTAACAATGTTGTAGCCACGGTAAACCTTGCCAACACCACTCCAGGTTACATTCTTGGTAGAGAATACGGCAACCTTATCTTCCTTAGCAGCTTCCTTTGTAGGTTCTGTCTTTGGCTTCCTTGTTACTTTTCCAGTGCCAATGACACCGTTCTCTACAGAAGTGATGCCTGCTACTTCTTCAACTGGCTTGCCAGGGTTCTGACTGCCAGAAGAAATAACATTCTTGGGCTCTTTAGCCTCTACTGGCTTAACATCTTCAACTACTGTCTCTTCAACAGCTTCTTCAGCATTCTTTGCAACGATCTCTTCGATAATGGCCTTAAACTCTTCTGCCTTTTCGGCTGAAATAACTGGCTCACCCTTCTGAAGCATTGCAGGAATAACTGGAGTCTCTTCGATAACGTCTTCGTTCTTAATTTCTTCAGACATAATATCTCCTTTTCCATTCATAATTATAACAGATTAATGAAAAAGAGGGCAGAGGCTAGATGCCCCTGCCCCCTCAATTTTTGCTTACAGTTTAGCTGTCAGCAGCAGAGTCAGCGAACGCAATAGCGTCCTCTTCTTCCCACTGTACACCAAAGCGGACGAATACTGTGTATTCAATGGTGTCCTTCTTTGGCTGGTACTGACGGTTTACTGTGATGTCACGCTGGAATCCCCATACACGGTTCTGTGGGAATGTCAAGTCGACATAGCCATCAGGGTAGTAAGGAACTTCCTGAACATCAATACCTAGAACACGGGTAGTGCGAGCACCACCGAATGTCTGGCCCTGGCCGTCTAGGTAAGCCTGTGTGTTAGCATAGGTGTTACCATTCTTGCCTAGTGCCTCAGCAATAGCGTCAGATAGTGTACCGTTATTCTTAACAATACCCTGGAATGCATCGGTACCTGCGTAGAACTTCAAGTTAGACTTGATCGCACGGTACTTACGTGGCATTGCCAAGATGATGTCCTGCATAACGTCTGGAGTCCATGCATTGTCAGCTACTGTTACAACAGCCTCGTGTGCGTCTCCGTTGGTCTTAACACGGTTTACAAAACCTTCCATAATGTTTAGGAATGCGTTGCTGCCTGTGCCAGTACCGTTAATTGCTAGGTCTTCGATGTCATTCGCAAATGCGTTTGTCATCAAACGTACTAGGTGGTCCTCAAGGGCTGCACCCTCAATACCATCTTCGAGAGCCTCAGCTGAGACCTCCCAGTCGAGACGTAGCTTCTTGGTTGATAGCTCAACCTTTGAGAACTGAGCACCAGTGTTGTCGTATGTACCAACAGCCTGAGCAGCTGCACGGATAACACGCTCACCAACGTTCACCTTCTCTAGCTCCATAGTGTTCGCTCGCATAGTTACACGACGACCATCCTTGGCGAGTACAGTTGCATCCCATACGTAGTCAATAAAACGACGTGCCTGTTCAGGGCGTAGAATACCACTGCCTGCATCACCCGAAGGATTTACAGAGTTTGGTCCAGTTGTTAGACCGTATTCAGCACTTGGGATGTTTCCAAGTGTGTTAGCACCTGGATCTGTTACACCACCAATGCCACCAGATGCGAATGCACCCTGACCTTGATAAAGACCAGGAGCTGTACCACCTAGTTCGCCAGATTCTCCTGGCTGGTTTTTGATAATCTCTTCCGACATATTGTCACCTCCTAAGTGATATGTGTCTTAATTAAATAAGTCGGCAGTTTTGAGGAAACGTCCGCCCCATAGGGATTTTTCAACCTGCTTTGCAGGCTGTTCCTGTACGATCTCGCCTAGATCGCCAGACTTACGGAAAGCTGTATCAGCCTCTACGGCATCAATACGCTTTCCAATATTGTTGAAGTCACTCTCAGCATCGTTTAGCTTGGCGTTAACCAGACCGAGAGACTTCTTTAGTTCAGCAACTTCGTCATTTAGTGACTTTACTACTGATGTTAGATCGCTAAAGGCTGTTGCGATACCATCACGAATTTCAGCTACTGCTGATGCAACGATATCCTCTGACTTAGATACTTCTTCCTTTACAGCCTCTTCCTCTTCCTTCATATCATCAGACTTCAGAGTTTCCTCGTCGTCCTCATCCATGTCGTCAGACTTCTTCTTCTCTTCCTCGTCCATAGCTTTTTCTTCCATGGTCTTGTCCTCAGAATAAGACTTTTCTACTGTATCTTCGGTTGCAGCATCTGCCTCTGGAGCGACCTTTGCTTCTTCAACTACTTCGTCGTTCTTTACGACATCTTCAGTTGTTTCGTTCATAGGATCTTCCTCCTTCGTCATCTTAGAAAGATTAATGCCTTTAGCATTATCAACTAAGAACTTTATCATTTCTGTTTTTTCGTTATCATTCTTTTCAACGAAACCAATATTCTTCATAGGAGTGCCATCAATAGGGCTTACCTCTACATCTGAAGATGAAACCTTTACAATACCGTTTGAGCTATCCCAGAACACATTTTCAAATTCAGTGTCAAGAGTATCGCCCTTAATTACGTCTACGCCATCAATCTTTTGCACAGAGAGAATGTTTGCAAACTGATTAGCTGGATTGTCAACTAGAGATAGTTCGATAAGGTCGTATTCTTTGATGATACGGACAGTCTTATCCATCTTCTCATCATAAGCATCTTCATACTTGTTCATACGTCCACCAATAGAAAAGCCAGAAAGGGTGCCATCCAGGACCTTTTCCCAAGTGTCCTGAGCACCCTTTGAAACATATGCAGAAACATAAACGCCTGTATAGAACTTCTTAGTTTCTGAATCGAAATACTTATCTTCCTTGAAAGATACCATCTTGCCAACAGATAGTGGCTGGTGCATTTCACGGATATTACCACGGAACTTAGCGAATGCTTTTAGAGATGCTTCTGTGGTAACAATGTCAGACTGCTTATCAACGTTGTCAAGTGTGGCAAATCCAGAAACGATGCGTCGTTCCTGATCTACCTTACTGAAGGGCATTGAGAGACGAACGTTGTCCCCCTCTGTATCCCACTGAGCCTTTGATATAGTCATACTACCTTAATTATAATGTACGTTTTTATTAAATTGTTATATTTGTATAAGAAACTATTATATCAGATTATTCTGAAGAATTTCCCTCACCTTGAGGATTTCTTCCAGAAGTTGTTGCTGGACCGTCTGACTGATTGTTCATACGCTCTGCATCTCTCTGGCGGTTATCTGCTAGATTGGCTCTAGCATCTGTAGCCTGTCGTGGAGACATCTCAAATGGCTCATCGCCATCTGGACGCTGTGGTAGCCCTAAGGCTTCACGTGCCTCGTTTGGAACCATAATCTGAGTCTTAACATAACGCTCAAGAATCTGAGACTGTGTAACCTCATCTGTAAGAGTTAGCTCGTTGAACTTTAGTTCAAGAATGTCTGTCTTTTCTCTAATGATTCTTCCAATAAACTTTTCGATGTTTCTCTGCATTGGTCTTGCTACCTGCTCTTTAAAGGTACGATCTTGAGCAATAGATGCTGCAATATTTGAGGCATCTGATCCACCAATCTTAGATAATGGAACCTGGTGTGCAATTAGGATGTCATCACGATTGCGTAGCCTGTACTCATTAAACGATGCTTCCTGGACACCATTCTCAATAGGCTTCATTTCAAACTCTACCTTGTTCGTGTCAGAGTCTCCTGGCAAAGGAATATAAAGAGTTCTGTGGGACTGCCCCTTTAGGTTTGTCTGAAGGAATCTAAAGAGCTTGTCTTCGGCTTCAGAAGATAGCTTTGCACCCTTAAGAGTTACAACATAACGTGGCACAGCCTTGTTACTAAAGTAGTCAATGTTATACTGTGACGCTAGCTGGTCTCCATGTAGTGAAGACACAGCAGACATAATATCTGGAATTCCATAGTAAGTGTTTAGCGGTGAGTACTGCTTGAAGTGAATAATCTCATTTGGACGAGGGTCGCCAGTAATTGGGTTAATGTTGTTAGCACCAAAGTTACGGAAGTAAACAACTTTGTGACCAATAATTTGAACATAGCCATCCTTTAGTCTGCGAACACGCATTGTGGTTGCAGGAATGTGGCCAATGTAACCAATCTCTCCACGGATAGTTCTACCGATTTCAAGGTATCCGTTTCCAGTAGACTCGTAATCTGTCAAGACCTTCATCATGACACTAGTAAATGACTCTTCATCATTAAGATTCTCTATCCAATCACGCATTTCAATTTTCATACGCTCAATGCGACGACGAGCTTTATCACGTGCTGAGTCATTGTCATTAGCCTCAATGGCCATCATTGTACGATCAGAAACATGGAAGTCGTATCCAAGACCAACAATATTTTCTACCTTTGCATCAATGGCTGCGTGGTTTGCAAAAGATGTGTCATAGAAGTTAGCCAGCTCGTACAGGTTCC